TGTCGATCAAGGGGAGAGTACTTATTACCGTATCCAGAACATCAAAGATGCTGGCGCTTACAAGTTAGGGGAAGACTCTATCTACAAGTACTACTCCTTATACAACGATACTTTTGGACGTATCTATGGTGAGATGGAGAAACCTCCTGTGATGACATACAAGATGTCTACTTGGCTTACGAACAAGACTAAGTTTGGGAGTTATATAGAAAGCTTAGAAGAACCTTTGCGATCTTACTTCAAAGAAGCGGTGAAGAACTACAAGTTAGATAAATTACCGACTTTCTATATCCCGGTTGATAACTTCGCTAATCAACCGATCCCAGAAGTCATCACCAGAACCATTGATAAAAGAGCTTTGATTATCGATATCTGCCACATCTACTACTACATCTTGGAGACCTTAGGGGTGTTCAGATTGAATCAATATCAGACGAGATTACTCTCAGATGAGTTTACGGTATAAAGAATAGACAGCATACATCCCTAGTGATACCTATCTGTGGTATCACTAGGGTGCTCTGAGTATAACGAGGAAAACGGCATATATCCCTGATACACCTGTAATGGGTGTATCAGGGTGCTATGACGCGTAGCGGCTATCTGAGAGGATCAAGGATGATCCTCGAGGAAATGACGTGCGCTATATAAGTTCAAGTAAAAGAGATCACATCATCGATCTCTCTTAGGATCTTCTTCTTCACATGTGAAAACACAGGTTGACTCCAGACACTATCACTCTCCATACGTCGCATGATAGACTTTAAGTTCTGCAGACTAGTGCTGTTGACATGATGACTATCTAGATGGAGCGCATATCTAAGATAAGGCAAAGAGGAGTAGATATATCCCCAAGTGTTCTGTCTGGTCAACTGGGTATACTGATACTTACAGTGCTCTTGTAGAGTAGTACCATCGATCAAAGGTGTGCACTTCAAGACATGTCCGATGTCATAGGAGAGCTTCTCTAAGGTAGCTACTGCGATGTTCGTAACTTGATTTAGCTGATCCGTATAAGCATTAGCTGTACGGATCGTATTTCTTTTTCTGGTGTAATACGTGTCTTGTGTTAATACCTTAGAGATGAAGTTATTCAGCACACATTGTTTTACATGCGACCTTAACATGTTCGTTAAAGGATAACGATAGAGAAAAGAGATCATCGTGTCTTCAGGATAGTACTGTCTGAAGTACTTATACTGGAATAACAGCTTAGTGAGATCTATTAGGATTACATTGATCGATGAGGTGTTATCATCTTTCTTGATGATCGGCTGATAGTCTACTGTGTTGTACTGATGTCTCAGTACTTGTACAGGAGTAAGATCTTGCCAGTGATACTTTACTTGACTGATCTCTATTGGTGAGGTTATCCCTAAAAGGATCTCCTTATCTCCACCATAGAACGCACCATAATGCACGACCCCTTGGTTCAAGCTGGTCGTGATACCAAAATATGTTGCTTTATAGATCGCACTGTCTCTGATCCAGGTATAGTAACTATAGTCATCCTGACTGATTAAAGGATCACAAGTCCAGATGTACTGCGAGAGCACATGGTTAGAAGGTACCCATAGGGGATGTGCTCTATGATAATCAATCTCTCTTTGTAATGTGGTGTTGATCTCTCCTTTGACATAGCTGTATTTAGGGATATAGATCTCTGAAGATCCTCTGCTGTAAGGGATATTGAAATAATCTAACATGGATGTATCAGTGGTAGAAGAAAACTATACGATAAAGATAAGAATAATATAGTGGGGGTTTCCTCACCATTGGTAGATGCTCATCGTAGCGTCTACCATAGGAGGGATTATATCCCTTTTCATCATGGGATATCCCGACAGTAGTTTTTGTGTATCTAGGTGTATATTAAAAATTATCAGATATACATTATACAGATGTGAGGATTCCTCACAGTAGCTACTGTTTATTTAACGTTAACTAATAGGAGTACTAAAATGGCTGTTCGCACTAACGACAACCAAAATCAAAACCAAGCATCTCAGCTGCAAGCTAATGCTAATGCTCAACCGCGCTTTGACAATACTGTCGATCCGCAAACCAACAATCAAGATCAAACTAACGCCATGGCAGGAGCTTTTGGCATGGATAACAACCAACCTGTCGAAATAACCGACTGGTTGAGTATCGGTATGCCATACCACATCAACGTCAGTCCGAATGGTCTTGCGTTGACACAGTTCCAAAAATCCATGCAAGAATACTGGGATAACAATCTCTCTCCGGAGCTGACCGTTGAGATGTTGCCGGTAGACCGTCAATCTCAATCTAACCTGGCGGTATCAGTTCTCATCATCGCAGTACGTCCGTCTAAGGATGATAAAGCACCTGTTGCCTATCACGCCTTGCTGATTGAGTCTTCTGTTGAACCGTTCCCGCCAAAATACGAGAACGTCAATGGTCGTCAAGTAGAAGTCCTGCAACTCACATCTGATGCTTACGACTACACCATGCAGCAAGTGCTTGCTAAAGTAGTTGCAGCACGTTATCCGCAAGCAAGTGCTCACATCTCAGCTGATGCTGAAGTGATCCCGCGTGGTTATGATCTCACCAATGAGCAAAACATCCGCATGACTACCGGTAATGCGATCATTGCTTGTGGTGCAGCACTTGCCTACACCAACCAAAACTTCAAAGACCTCAACCTGGATCGTATCCACAAAGGTCGTAGCAAGCTCTCTGAGACAGTACGTTTCGGTAAGAATGTTGAGATCGATCAAGCAGGTGTCCCGGTACGTGCCGATATCATCATGCAGACTGATGCTTCTCCGATCAACCAGAGCCAAAATACTTTCACGGTACCGGAATCTCGGACGATCACTCGTAGCACAGGCTACATCGATCTCTTGTATATGGATGCTTCCCAGAACTATGGTCCGATGCCTTGGTCTACGCCGAACGCCTGGGGTGGTCAGACACCAGTATACCAGGCTAACCTGGTACTCACCTCTCTGGTAAACTACAAGATGCAGACCACAGCTGGTATCTTGCAAGCTTTGGTCAACACCTCTTTCATCAGAGAGAACAACCTCTGGGTGCAAGCATTGATGCCTAATCCCAATGTCAAGAATGACATGCACGATATCGGCAACATCGGCTACGACATCTCCATCCGTCGGGATCAGAAGTATGAGAAAATCAATACCTCTCCTGATCAGTTTAACCCGGCATTCATGGGTGCATTGATCCAGCAATGGTTCTATCCTGGTATCGCTATCTCCTTGGACATCCCTGTCTGTGGAGCATCTTCCTGGTACCTGAAAGTGTTTGCTGAGGCGGCTACCGGCAAAGCCAACGCTCGTAAACACATCCAAGAAAGTGCAGATATCCTCACCAACGGTGCTTTCAGCAAGATCTATGCTTCCATCGGTGGTCAAGGTCATTTTGTCACCGCACCGGATAACATCATCTTCCTCGGTTACTACGAGTCCAAAGAAGGTCGTCGAGATATCCGTGATCTGGATTACTTGGCGGTCTGCGGTATGTTGGGTAAACGTGATCGTGGTGATATCGCAACTTACACCGATAGTTACAACAGCGGTTATGCATTGTCTTCACGTCTGCATCACCGCCGTGCGTTGATCCAGTCTTGCCTGAACAACGTGACTTTCACTGGTCATGCTGTACGGGTGAACTTTGAAGCAGAGTTCATCAAAGCACTCTTGATGGCTGTCGCTGAATGTGGATATCATGTACAACCGCAACAACAGTTCAACGATGTCAACTATCAACGTGGTACTGCTACCTGGATCAATGGTAGTGTGCTTACTGGTGATAGCTCTGGTATCTTCCGCAGCATGAACAATGTCGGTGGTGGAAGCATGTTTAGCACACGCTTCTCCATGAACAACTATCGTTCTATCTAAATAGACGTCATACATCCATGGTACACCGATATGGTGCACCATGGACAATGAATAATGATACATCGTCATCCCTAGAGTACCATGATTGGTACTCTAGGGGATCTATGACGCATGCTATATTTTTATACAACAGAGACTCTCTATGTGACTTTTATGAAGTCATGACTTTTTCAATATCTAATATCTGTAAACAGAGGACTTGCTATGGGGATCTATGCTAGACTGATCAACTTAGACGAAAGATTTGCCAATATCAAGGGACATGATCCCGTGATTGTCAACCATTTAAACAATAGAACCACAGATGAGAAGGAGAAGATCAACAGTACGGTGTATACCACCATCGGAGATGTCTATAACAACATCCCCAGTTGTCAGTGTGGGAAAAAGAAAGGTAAATTTAGACTAGGGGAGATCTGTGGTAACTGTGGAGAACCGGTTAAAGAGATCATTGAAGAGTATCTTGAGAACCGTGTCTGGATCAAGCAGCCTGTAGGAGTAGCTCCATTAATCAATCCTCAGGTATGGTTGATGCTAAGAGAGAGATTCAGTCTGGGTAACAAGAAACCTGCATTTGAAGTGATCCAGTACATGACTGACACAGGCTATCGTGAACCTCCCATGCATAAAGGGACCAAGAAAGTCAACGAGTTTATCGCAGAGTTCAATATCTGGCGTAAAGGACCTCGTAACTACAACACTTTTGTCGAGAACTTTGATTATTACATGGAGTGTTTGTTCAACTCCAATGTCTTAAAGAAGAAAGACGTCGGTAATAACTTAAAAGAGCTTATTGATGCGAACAGAGATAAGATCTTCTGTTCTTATGTTCCAGTTCCGAATAAGTCATTACTGGTGATCGAGGAATCTCCTTATGGTAAATACATCGATAAATCACTGACAGCTGCGATAGATGCGATACGGTTACTGACAGGCATTGACGAAGATGAAGAAGCCAATCGTAATGTCGGGATCAAGCAGAATCGTGTCAGTAAAGCACTGACTAACTTAAGTGAATACTACAAACAGACCTATAAAGAACTGATGTCTCCTAAAGAAGGGATATTCAGAAAACACGTCTTTGGTACGCGTGTAGACTACTCATTTAGGACAGTGATATCTTCTTTGACTGGACCTCACCGCTATGATGAGATCCATGTACCTTGGGCTGTTGCGATCAACGTGTTATATAACCACATTGCTTCTAAACTCATGCACAAGGGATACTCTCCTAATGAGATCTTCACTTTCATCAACCAGTACAACCTGGAATACCATCCTGAGATGGAGAAGATCTTAAAAGAGCTGATCAAAGAAGCAGGACCTAGAGGGATCCCATGTCTCGTGAACCGTAACCCATCATTAGGAAGAGGATCAATCCAAAGAGTGTATATCACTAAAGTGAAAACTAACACACGGGATATCACTACCTCGATCTCTATCTTGATCTGTCCTGCGATGAACGCAGACTTTGATGGAGACGCCATCAACTTTGTTTTGTTGCTTGACAGGAATGCTGAGTTCAAAGCAAGAAAACTAGCTCCTGAAACCAATATCTTCGACCTTAACTCCATCCATGAAGCATCTGATGTCGTCCAGCTCCCCAAACCTGTCGCTGGTACGATCGCTAACTGGCTTGGAGATGATAAAGAAGTAGACCCTAATATCAGAAAAAGGATGAATCAATACAGTGTTTAACCGAGGTGATCTATGGTAGCAGTATACCAAGGTGGTGATCAAGACTTCTCGACGATGGCATTTGGTATACCCAACTACAATACCTTGCAGTATCTTGATCAACAGTTCCAGTCTATCGACAGATCTTTATTCTTCGATCCATCTTTTATTGATCGTGCTTATGAAAGCTATTATCAGTTCGGTGGTAGTGAAGCGATCCAAAGAGCAAGAGCATTACTTAACGCTACAAATACCTTATCTGACAGCAGTCAGATCTACTATTTAAAAGATCTGGTCCAGGTACAGACAGCCAGTCCTATCATGCAAAGATACATCATGGCTGATCCTATCGTGAGAGCTTTGTATCAGAATAACCTCTGTGATGGCTATAGCAGTAGTTATGTTGATCATGAGCCCGGTAAGATCGGAGAAGATCACTACGACTATCGTCGTGTCATGAATGGTATCTTGGAATACACAGAAGGGGATGAAGTAGAGTTAGATAAAGGTGAACATCTCGTCTTTAGGACCAAGTTCTATCTGGATGACACAGATGAACCCAACCTCTATCCATCAGAACAGTTTGATATCTTATCCACTTGGGAGATCGTACGTAAGTACATAGCTCTAAAAGGAGAAGATCCGACAGATCTATACGGTAATAAACTCTAAGGGCGAAACACTGGCTCTCTAAGTATGAGACCTTAGAGAGCTTTGTCTATGAGTAAATCACTAGCAACCTTATCAGCAGCGGGCTGGGTGAAGACCACAG